ATGAATACTCCTTTTATATATTATAGCACATACGCGAGGGTTTTACAAGTCTAATTTCATTTTAAATGTAAATTCGTCGTTAAGAGTTTTTTTGACAGGCTTTGCCATTGATGTAATGGCTATTAGATTTCCGGATTCGTCATAAATGTGAACTTTGGAAATGTAAGTTGTTTTCTCGAATGAAGCAGAGACATAAGATGCTGATACAATATTGGTCAATGGCATTTCTCCTTCGGCAAACATTTTCCCAGATCCTGTTGTGTGAGTTGGTGTGAAAGTTAAATCCTTATATGTTGGATTATTAGAATGATTTAAGTGTCCTTTACGGGCATGCGCAAACATTGTCATTGTGTTTACATAAGATGTGCCCTTAAAGTTTAAATCATATGATGCTGACGATAATCGATTGGCGACAACATCGGTAGCAAAATTGTCGTTCAAGCCAGTTCCATAATATAGCCACGAAGATGCTGTTGAGCTTGTGCCATTATATCTAATGTTAGGCGATACATTCTCTAGGTTTGCAGAAGAGGTGAGCATAATGATCCCCTCGTCATACATTACTAACCCGACAACGTGTCCTGTTGTTGAGCCTGTTGTTCCAATTAATTCTCCGTTGTGATTTATATCAGCGCAGGTCGCCATCTTTGAGCCAGTTATGTAAAAGTTTAACTCAACAGATCCTTTCTTGATTGTTGACCCGTAATACATGTTTGGGATGAATATAAAGTTAATATCATTAGATCCTCTGATAAGATCTCTGCCTCCTAGGAAGTTGGTGACATAGTCTCTTTCGTGCGGGGTTGACCCAGAGAATATAAAGTGTGGAGAAAGGACTCTATATTTCCTTGCAGAATTATGAAGAGCTGAGGCAGTGAGATTAATTGGAGACGGAGAGTCTCCGCTCGTGGTGGGGATTTGAGCAAATTCAATATTAGCAGATAATGTGTTATAGTATCTAATTTCAGTCGAATTAACAGCAGACGTTAGTCTTCTCTGTATTTGAACTTCGGATGCATAACTTGATTGATATACGCTTTCATTATCTATAGTATCAAAAGGGGAACCATAGCTCGATAACTTCCTTCTGTCTTCAACTCTAGCCTCGTATTGTCTGGTAAAAAATGCATCGGAAGAGAAGTTTTTTACCAATGGTTGATATAGCTGAGCTTTGAATACAGTCTTATCGGATCCAGACACAACGAACGGAGTCACTGCTCGGTTGGTTACGTGCTCCAAGTCCGTATTGGACCCTGAAGGTCTGTTGATATCATAAACAACCAAACCACCATTACCAGCCCTATTAGCTTGGCGGTTATTATACATCTGGCCCTGATAAATGTATATATTATATTCAGGGTATGTTTTTAGTCGATTAATAAAGAGGTCATCTGATTTAAATTCAAATTTATGCATGACACCTTAGTAGTCCACTCTGGCTCGGAATGTCATCTCAATATTATTATCTTTTCTGATAGGTTCTGAGAACTTCCCGATTGCCAACAATTCATTATCCACTGAATAAAGCCCAATTGATGTGATGTATGAAATAGGAACATCTCCTGTTTCGTTCTTCACTCTGATTTGGGACCCAGTTAAGTAAGTAGGGTTTGAACTGTAGTTAAACTCATTGTGCTTAACGCGGCAGAAATATACTGTTGAGTTTAACTCAATTGTGTTGTTGAATTGAATGTTGACAATTCTATTTCTCAAATAATCCGCAGAAGCTGTAGTCGGATAATTCTGCATAGCACCTGTGATGAAGTGTCCACCTGCGGCATCCCATTCAACAGATGATGATAGCAATCCATTACCAGCATTACCACCGGCGCTTCCTTCAAACATAGAAGAGGTCAGAACAACTACACCAGCTTGATAGTATATTAAACCACAAGGAACAATGTTGGCTGTTCCGTTCGCAGTTACCATTTTTGAGCCTTGAACTTTATTGCTACCGGCAGAATTAGATAAGTATAGAATACCATACTCTCCAGCAGGGGAGTTAACTTTATAAGATTGAGCAGCACCAAAGTCCTTAATTGTCCCTTTCGCTGCATTGGGTGTCCCATAAGCAGCATTTAGTCCCACTTCCATTTGGAAGGAGCCTTTCTTGATCTCATCTTTAACTACTAATCTCGAGAAAGTTAAAAACAGAGCGTCCGTAATTTTTGTTCCACCCGAGGCAAGGTCGCCGTCTTCATCAAATCTTTGGATGTTACCATCTTTATCGTAACCCATAAGAACTTGCGCCATTTGATTATACAGATTGTTCTTCTTAGCTTTCTGTGATGTAGCAGCGGTATAACGACCACTGGTGTGGTGAAATCCTAAAGATATATCAAAGATATGGTTAGCCGACGAAGAGAGGTAGGGGTAGTCATATACTGACTGAAACATGCCATGTGTAAAGTTCTGAATGTTTCTCTCGTTTGGAAACGTTCCATATGTGTTAGCCACAATTGTTCCCGTTAGGGGAATTGCTTCATGAAGCAGGGTCTTAGTCGAAACTCTATCGTCTGCTGATAATGTTTTAAAAATTGTCATATCTTGTTCCTTAAACTGATTTTGCGAATCTTACTGGAATATCGACTGCGTAGCCTGTGGTCAGCCCACTTACTCTAACAATTGAGTCGATAATCTTAACGGTTGCAGAAGAGCCTGCTTTGTTATTATATGTCGAGGTGTCTTGAGATCCCAGCCTATCAAACAAAAAGTTTGATACTCTAAGGTCTTGAGATGATCTAATTTTGAATTTCAACCTTGCACCGACGGGTCCATTAAGTGGAGAGTCAGAATCTCCAAAGTCAGATTGGTTTACGTTTGTCACAAACGAGGATTGTCCGCCTGCGGCTGAATTTAGGTCCAGCATGTATGTTGCAATATTATCATCATCGACTTTAGAAACACCAGCCATTTGTCGACCATCGGCACTCATGATAGATCCCAATCGACTATCTATCTCTATCATGAAACTAGTTTCAACTAAAGACCTATCGATCTCACTCACATTTGATGAGTCAATACCAGAATCAATTACAATGTGTGCCCCTAATTCGTTAGTAGAGAGTCCGTATATCATACCTTTGGTCTGGCCAGATATGTTTCCAATCGCCTTATTATTACCTGTAGATCCATCATCCCAAGTCTGCTTATTGACACAGACGATGAAGTTTCCCTGATCTGAAGTTTGGTTATCTCCAGAATTAACTCCTTCGTTTAGTTTCAACACTGGTAAATATAACAGATTAGGGTTCGGTAGTGACAAAAGTCTAGATTTCATCATTGAAGTATTGTTCGTAAATGCTTCCAAAATTGGAGTTTGCAAAATACTAAGATCCTGTAATGCGGTTGTCGAGCCGGTTTGAAACAAAGCATAGTTTATTTCATCATCAGCAAGACCAAATTGTGTTACTTGGAAACTGCCGTCTCCTAGAGCCAAGCGTCTGCGACCCTCATCCGTTAAGACAACATCCATTATGATGTCTCCGTTGTTTAATTGAAATGCCATTTGATATTCTCCTTTTCTCCAATAATTAGATTCTTTTTAAGTTTATCTCTTCTAATTCAAGCCATCGCCTTTATTTAATTTAAAAGCAATATTGAGATCAACTTTTTTTCCAGTATGTTTCGATGTGATTCGTATTTTAAAAGTTCTATGCTCTGTTCCATAGTTTGACACAAGTGTTCCATCTCCCAGTTCCCAATTGTTAATACCATCCTCTTCCGTAAATACCAATCTTTCTGGGTTTGGAACAAGTCTGAGTAGCCTTTTCATATTCTTTTCGAATTGATCCCTATCGTTGGACGGGTATTCATACAGTTTTATGTTTAGCTTATATTCGTCTGAATCTCTCTGTAGTTCAACCTCGATAGGGTGTGTTAGTTGAGATGGTGTGCCATGATATGTCAAAGACCTGAACACGTAGTAATATTTCTGATTTGGCATTATTTTGTCACTGAACGATGCTGTCGTTATATCTATATCTTCGGGTGGAAGATTTTGTGTAACATATTCGTAAGTAGCTGTTTCGTCAACTCTGGCTCGAAAATTATCAGCAAAATCCTCTTTACTTCTAGGAGGATTCTTGGTTCTATACACTTCATAGATTCCTGTGAAATATTCATGAGTCGCGCGAGATTCTCCGGAATGCTCATAGAGGTTCGCAATATTCTGATCAGAAGGTCTCAAATCTCCCACTCCTGTCATCTCCGGATCCTCAGACTCACCTATAGAGAAGAACCTAGGTCTAAGCAGAAAGTTAACTGACGGGTCATTTTTTATACCATAAAACTGAATATGAGGTGGCAGTGTTGGATAATCAACATAGGCAGACTGCAGTCCGTCATTTGGTGTTAAATTTATTTCTATAATTTGAAATGAAGGAACAACTTCGACATCTACTTGTGCCCAATATTTAGAGGAGTTGTCACCCAATGATGCAGGTATTTCCTCAACTTCTCCAATCTCGGATGTTGATGTTATGAGATTGGAGTAAGTATATGAACTACCCATTATTCCAACCAAAGCTGTTACCTTGTAGACATACATTATTCCATATTTTAATTGAGTATCAATTAAATTTGGGTTGGTGACATAGTATGTCTGAACTGGTGATCCTTGGAAACTGTTTAGATATTTTTCTATCTTATATCCCACAATAACATAATCACTATGTTCCGTATCGAATATAGATTCGATATTTCTAGTTTTTTCAAATAGTGTCAATCTAAATTTAGATAGAAATCTAGCAGCAAACACTTGATTGATAAACCTATTTGAATTTCTAGAATCTTGTTGCTCTTCTTCTGGGAGTAAAAATAATTCATCATCTAAGGATTCAAAACTAGAAATAGAAGTTGATAACAACAAGGATTTGGCATCATGTGTCTTTACGGCCTTTAGTGATGCGCCAAAACTATCAGACATATAGAAATTGACATATGAAAAGTTCACATTTGTTCGGACGGATTGAATCAAGTTTTTTTTCTTATTATATTGATCAATTTCCGGAAATATGTCGCTGATATTATTTGGAATTACAGAATTAGAATTCGAATATATTGCATTAAAATATGGTAATTCAAAATCATATCGGCCCGTATCTGGATTTATAATCAAAAGATTATTGATGGTAGATGGATTGTTTAAGTTGTATATATTTTCTTGTTTCTTGGCTGCTTGAGCTATGTTGCCACGGAAGTTTTTTATTCTGTTTCTAAAAGTATCTAGAAGTTCGCTATATCTAATCCCAAAAGTCGAGTTCTCACTATCAAACTTGGTTCTTATTAATCCAATATCAAACACTTCAGAATCTCTGTAATGGCGAGCATACTCTATCAGGTTGTAGTTTAAGAGCTGGTTCGATGGCAGGTCTTTTGTTGCATCTTCATATTCCGGATTGTGAAAGCTCCGCATCACTTCTGATGTCATTGTAGGTAGATTAGTGCTTGTTTGGTGGTCTAAAAAGGGATTGTTAGTTGTGATTGTTTCGCTAACATAATTATTCCACTGTGTTTCATCTCTGAAGCTTCGTTCTTTTCCAACAATATTTATTCTGTGTTTTTTTGACTTGAATAGTAGTTGGCTGTCGGAATCTAAACTAACTATAGTGTGAGATTGAAGAAGGTTTGATTTATGGGTTGATGGTGGTTCTAAATTAGAATTAACACCATCCCATCCATAATACTTTCCCAATTCGGCCCTCAGCTTGTCCGGTGCCTCTGCTCTAGAGGATATTGCATTCGTAGAGTCTACTATAGTTGTCACTGGTAGCCTCCAGTGGGGGCAGAAGGACTAATTGTTGGTCCTTGAGAAGACGTTTGTGCTGCTTGAGCCGCTTCGCTTTCTTCTAAGAGGAATAATATTCCAGATTTTCCCTGGTCTTGTTTGATGACTATTGAAGTTTGAAACTTCCTATTGTTGGCGGAAACATCCATTGGCTCATCAAACCCATCTGTGTCATAAAAATTGCTCATACTTATCCTCTTACGTATAGAAGGTTATTATAAATAGTTGGCATGAATTTATCTTTTACTATACCCAATTCTGGGACTTCATAATTATATGCTTTTGCCATAAATTGCTTACCAGACAATGTTGCCTGCGATACATCTTCCATAATTGGTCTATTAAGGTCTGGGAATCCATTTGGATCTTTCTCAAATCCAGTATGGGCTCTTACTAGAAATATATTCTTTTGTGTTTCTTCTATAATTGCTCTAGATTCTTTATTGTGCAAAGGATCTATATTGGGATTGGGTTGGAAATTCTTAGACATCATAGATTTTATTTGAGGAGGGATATCCGATAAGCTTAGAGATTTTTCTGCTACTATTGATCTTATTTTTGATTTTTTATTAGAAAATTGTAAATCCTTGATTGTTTCAATGGATCCAGGATGTCTTAAAAATCTAGCCGGTATTACGTCGGAAACGATGGCAAATATCTTCTGGTCTTCTAGATTCTCGATTCTTCTAAATGCTCTAAATATTGACGACGGATTGTCAGTAACAAAGAAGCTTCTGCTTCCGACATAATGTTTTGCATCAACTAGTGGGTCAATTTCTTGATCAGATGCTCTTGTAAGCAAAGTCTTTTTTGGTGGCCCTATCGTCAAATTAAATTCCGACATTACATTTTTGGAAAGCGAAAAAGATCCCAGTAGCCCATTTTTAAAATTTGATTTTCTTATTTGTGAAGCGCGTGCAGATTTTGCAATCCTAAACATTCTTACATCTTCAATATTTATATTGTTCATACCTCGCGAGGTAGTTATTTTCTTGTTTCCCATTAGTAAATTTGCAGGGGTCAGAAACGATGGAGCATTATCTAGTTTGGAAAAGTCTGACTTTTCTTTTGAGGTCATAAAACCAGACTCATCCGCAACCTCTATAGAGGGATAATACTTAGCCTGTTCCCTTACAAACCTATCTCTATATTTTTTCGAAGACATTTTGTTCAATCCACTTTGTTGTTCGCTAAAGATGTTATACCCTAGAACACTTTGGTCCATTCTATAGGACCTAGATTTGGCTGTTAACTTGTTGAGTAGTGGCTTTTTTATTGAACTAATTTTCATTTGTCGATTATTTCTAGAATATTTGTCATTACCAACATCATAACTCTTAATCACTGACGTATACAGGTTTGAAAAATTACTCAACAATCTTTCCATTGCATTTGCAGACGTCAGTGAAGTCGGCAATAGTGACCTAATAATTTTGCCATATATCGACTTGTTAACGGTGGGTCGCAACAAGATTGAGGCATTATAAAAAGCCAATGCTGCAGTTCCAAACTCAGAATTCTTTACTCTATCAGAACCTATATTCGCACTACTTACACCAGAAAGGCCAAGCTGCTTCAAGACACTATTTGAATACTCTGGCTTGAACTGCATTGTTACACCATTATAGTTTCCTGCTAATCTTATTGAGTTTACATAGTTTGTTATAAATGTTATGGATTTTGATAGTTGCTCTAGGACATATTTTATGTGTTCTTCAAACTTTGTTTCTACTGATATCTCCATCCTATAAGAGACTTCATTTATACCAGTTGTATCTTGCATATAATCTTTCAATATAAAAGATCGAACTCCAACATCTTGAAACAGAGAAATCTCTTCAAAATCAGAAACCTTATGTGAATTGATAATATCATCGTTGGTTAGATTCATAGGATCTACTGAAGTCAATAAGTTGTTTATTTCTAGATTTTCTGGGTCATAGTCGACCAAAGCGCCTGAGCTTATTTTGATTCTAGATTGCTTTTTTAAAAAGTCTCCTGATAGATTTACTTTTACAATTTCCTCTTCCAAGTTCTCATAATTGGCATCAACCATCACCATTAATTTATTTAGGTAGTTTTGTTTTTTGACTACAACTTGTCTATAAATTACTCCGCCATTTAATGTTGTTGACTTGTTTAACTTATTGAATAGATCCTTGTTTAGTTTAAACATTTTTCTTGCGAACCTTGAGTGGTCTAGGGCGACTTGTTTTTCGTTCAGGTGGCACATAGCTAATATTTCATTGTTTTCAGTTTGAGTTTCAATTGTAAATTTTAAAGATTTTTTCATATCAATATCCCGTAGGTTTAATTATGCTAGTTAGATTCCCTACTAGGTTAAAATTTGGACGCTGTGCTTGATTAAAAGCCTCAACATTGAGTTCATAGGAAGTGTTAGTTAATGCCGGTGTCCTTACGGAAGGATCAACATTGAGTTCATAGGAAGTGTTAGTTAATGTTGGTGTCCTTACGGAAGGATCAATAAGTATCGCATCATCATATCCTCTGGGGTCAGTGTCGTCGAATACCTCTGTGTTTTCAGGGGTGACACTCTCAAAATCATCGATAAAAGCTTCGATCTTGTAGTTCTCCTCCTCTACCATAACTAGTTTTCTATGTGGCTTATTTGAGTGACTAGACATTTCCATAAACCCCTCAGTTGGGTGTTGGTGGACAGGTCCTCCGTATTCCTCGTTTGTATCGGGATAGTAAAAATATTTCGATATTGTATTGATTCTTCTCCCTACAAATAACTGCTCTCCTACCATGGGACCGTAAAACTTATCAAATATTGGATTGTTAAACCCTAGATCGTCAATAAAGCATGCGACATACACGTTCAAATTGTTTGGCTCAAAAGGAATTATCGCGCGAACTGTAGATGAGTATGTGCTATAATTACCAGATGTTTCAGATTCATAAAACATACTGGGGGATAAGATCATTGTCATAGACTGCTGTGGTTCATAGTCGAACAAACTAGATAGTCCTGAGTTCAAATTTGAGATCCCTAGTGGGTCCGTGACAAAACTAACCTTTACTTTTAAATCATCTATCCTATCTCTCCATGAAGGTTCGGACGTGTGGTCATACATGCTTAACATTAATACTACTTCATACCCACCCACAGTAGAGTAAATAGAGACTTTGTTAATATATATATTTGGGAGATTCTCCATCCCTACGGTCATATCATTCATTAGTCGCAATCCTCCAAATCATCAGGTCCGACGCGTGTAGCATAGATATCAAATCGATCAGTTCTTCGATCAGGACAAATAAGCTCTTCGTCTAGAAATTGATTCGTTATTTCTAATTTGTCTACCACCTTACAGAGTTCCTCTTGTGATATTTCCTGATCTACATAGAGGTCAAAATAATATTCAACATAGGAACCATCAAGGACAATATAATCCTCAGCAGCTAAGTCAAAAAATGCAGTGTCTCTCTGATTTTCTTCAGGGTCTACACTATCTGATGAATCTAATAACATTTCATTTCTTATGAAGCTTGACTCTTTCATAAACTTTAAAGGAACTAGATTTTCATCTTCAGATACTTGAAAAACTTCTATTTCAAAATTTTCTTTTTCATAAAAAGAACCGAACTCTTTTATGTGCATAATGGGGTCAGAGTATTGTATATCGATATAAGATCCATCATCAAATATTTTTGATATATCCTCCCTCCCAAATGATGACACAAGGATATCATTTAATAAAGATGCCTCGAATACGAAGTCTATGTCGACTTGAGGTATCAGCACTGCTCCGCTGGTTGGTGTTTCATATTGAATTTTTGTGCTGTTCATATTACCCCTTAACATTGAAACTTGCAAAGCGGGGGCAGTGTCAACAGAATAAGAGGATTTTCCAAGAGCGAAAAGTGAATTTTGTTTTTGATCCATCTTTTTGTTCATATATCTTTGATTTCCAATTCTAGCTGGGGATTCTAATTGCGGAGCTTCATCTTGAAAAGCTCTATTGATTTTTAGTTTTGGAGTTTCTTCCATAATTCTTTTGTGAGCAGTGCCTTGTCCTTCTGCAGATTCTTGCGAACCAGCATTTCCATATAGGATATCATCGTCAACAAACTCGTATGAGTGTGGCTTGAACTTTCCAATAGAATAGAGATAGCGACCATAAGGAGTCATTTCAATTTGCATTACTTCTGTTTTTTTGTTAAAAAATGTCATACTATTCCTCCCGGACTATTCCCGTCGCCGGAATTGTTACCAGAAAGACCAGCAGAATCATTGCCATCACCTTCGTCAATTTCTCCTAGTGCTCCGCCTAAAGCCCCAGTAATTCCACCTGCTGCACCTGATGCTTCATCTAGTTCACCGGCCATTGCTGTCATTCCGCCGGGTTGTGCTAACGGAGAGTCAAATCCTTGACCCATTTTGCCGGCGATATTAGCTTGAATTTCATCAATTGTGGCATCTAGTTGCTCTTGTCTTTCTGCAAGGAAAGCATTTCCAGCTCCGCTTTGAGGTCCGGGATCGTCTCTGTCAGTGCCCAGTTGCTGCTCCTCTGATGGGGGAGGTAGTGGGTCAAGCACTATGTCGTCTTCCATACCGGCAGCGATTGATATAATTTGTTCGGGCTCTGCTGTTACAGGGTCCCACGCAGGTATTCCTTCTGTGTAATTCTCTATTGCTTCTTTGCTAAAGTTTCCAAATTCAACCTCGGCATCAATCTTAACTAACTCAATTAGCGAGAAGAAGTCATAAGGCCAATTGTATTGAATCTTACCTTGAGCTCCAAACTCATCCGTTGTGCTAGAGTTGCTATTGTTATCGCTGGTTTGTAGGTCCGGATTTTTTTCAATTGTCTTTTTGAAATAATTTGACGCAGCACGCTGTTTGACTTTGAATACCATCCACTTTAGTTCGTGAGGCATATCGATCAAGGTGTTTCCTGCTGGGCCGCCATTACCAAGCAATTCTTTTTTGAGCAATGGATGGGTAATAGCAACCTCAGAAATCTCCATCTCAGTTCCAATGTCTGGTGGTAAGTTCTGCCAAATATCAGAAAGATCTTGTTGAGATAATGTATGAGAGAATTCAAAAATATACATTGCGATTGGATCAATATCGTCATAATTGATGAAATCAAAAGACGGAGGGAAGATGTATTTGTCCATTTTTTGCATTTGTTTAAGCAAGGTCCTGCCAATTTGAGATTGGGGATCGCCCGTAATTAAACTATTGAATAGGGTTGTGTCTCCATTCTTGACTGCTGTTTTATAAATTGTGACCTTATCTTCATCAAGTTTGAAAAATTTCTTTCTAGATCCCTCGACGATAAAGGGGACTGCTACGACAGCTTCATGAATTTTCTTAGAAGGCCGAATTCTACCAATTTTGGTAGCTTTTCCGGAGAATCCAAGTTTTGCAGCTAAGTTCTGCATTAAATTAGAATCTGTTTTTCCTAAAACTTGCTTCTGCCAATTTGTCTCAATTGCTTTTACTCCCATGTAAACACCTTCAGTTTCCTCAGGTATCCTACCATATTGATGCCAGAGACCTCGAGGCACCACTTCAGATCCATTGGTTGGTAGTGTTATGTTGTTGCTTTCGTGCGATATGTGATTGAAGTTTAACATTGGACTTTCAAACTTAGTCTGAATAATCCAGCGGTTATCCTGATCAAGTCCTGTGTCAACTACAAAATTACCAGCAGCAGAGCCCCCTTTTATATTATTGATAGTTCCTACCGATTTTAAATTTAAAGAGGCAGATAGCTGCAGTGCGTTTGAATTAATAGCGGATGGTCTTTGAGGACCAAGTTGACTAGTTATGGATCGTCCAGTAGGAGATGTATAGAAAGAGTCATCAAATCTTGTATAATTGTATATGGATGCACTTTGTATTTGCTCAATTGTCATTGCTTCACCAGTGCCCTCAACTATAATGTCACACCATGCCTCTCCATGATAATAAGGGGGTGTGAAAGGAAAGTTGTAGCCTAACGAAGAATCTTTTTGAATTATATTTGTTCCGCCATCAAATCTGTCTTCGTCAAAGTTTAATACCGCACCATTGTAAGTTGTTTTTCCATGAGTTGGAGGACCAAATGCTGATGGTCTTGAATACATCGTAAATGTTTCTCTAACAGCATTGTCACCAGTTAATATGATGTCTTGAGGTGGTAAATATGTAAGATCTATTTTGCCATCATGATATACTTTGATCCTCTCTTTGTCATAAGATCTTTTCATGAAAACTCTCATTCCATAAGTCACACCGGCATCTAATAGTATTCCAGCGCCTTGCTTTTTCGATGCAACTGCTGAGAAGTTTCCATTAGGTAAGAAGAATTCCGGAATTTCCGCTAAGAAATTATTCATCATTGAAGTGTATAATTGATCTCCAGTTCCACCCCAATAAGCAGAGGCAGAAAGATTACCGCTTATATGCGGCTCCATGGATGGAATGTTTTCACCAGCTAAGAAATCCGCTGGTTCTACTAAAGCTTCAAAAGGTATTCTTCTACCAAATGAGTTGTTTTTGATTTTAAAATCGATTGCATCACCATGGGTGGTATCGCGGACAACAAATAGAGATCCAGAAATTACTGGGTAGTCTACAGCAACACCTGATCTTATAGAGTTAAAAAGAATACCCGGTCCAAAAAGAGGAGCGGCAACAAGGCTTTTCCCATAGTTAAATCCGGATATGGTATTGCCTTCGGCATTATAAGTATTTATATGTGGTCCATATGAATCATGAAATTGTTTGGCTAAATCGACAGTTCTTTGGCAAGGATAAAAGCCTTCATAAGGCAAAAATTTCTTTATGGCTTTGCACCTAAGAGATAAAACTTTTCCGTTAGTAAATTCTTCATGATCTTTATCAACTAGTTCAAATTCCCTCATGAAATCAGAATTAGAATATATCTTATAAAAATCTGATTGAGAAGAGTTTTGGGCATTTGCTGCCCCGCCTGTGACATCGAACATGTCTAGTTCTAATGATTTGGGGTTACTAATATAGTCTGCTACTTGTGTGCTCATTCTAAATTCAGGAACGACTGAATAGTTTTTACCAAATCTCCTAGCTTCTTCGACATATCCCTCGTATGAATCATAAGATGGTTGTCGAGGAGCGGAGACATAGTTTCCATTAGAATCTTTAACTTCTCTTTGGCCACCAGCTTCCCACAATGCATTCCCTTCAAATAGAGACGCAGTATTAACAGGAATGCTTCCAGTTTGTGGAATTGATAAACCGGATGGGTTTGATACAGATGCAGTATTTTGAAGAGCATGTCTTCTAGCATATATTGGATATGGAGACAGAATCATGTCAAATGCTCGAACGGCTTCATTAGCTAAGACATCATTGCTACTCGTCAAGTATGCAGAGTATGTGTCGGTCATTACATTAAACGTATTGGCTTTAGATGTGAGAACTCCGTTGCCTTTAGTCTTATAAATATTCCAAGAAGTGTTCGAGCTTATACTGAAGTTTCTAGTTAAAAAGTCTTTGTCGACATCTAAGGGCCAAGTGCTTGCTTGATAATCTGACCTAGTTGTTGGCCAACCAAACGGTTCTATAGAGCCAGTTTTTAAATATTTGTTTCTATCTTCTCTTCTTGTTCTATAGAAGCTTTTAAAGTTTGGTCTTTCTAAGTTTTCGTTTTGAAATTGATTTTTCATATGTGGCCAAACAGTTTCTCTGTATTGTAGAAACTCCCAATAGGTCAAAGGAGATTTTTGAGAATTTAAGCCACCGTCCGCATAAAGTTTATATATTTCAAAATATTCGGTATTGTCTTCTTTTGGTTTGACTTTTAAAAGTTCATCAACTTCCTTGTTTGCAAAATTAATCAATTGATTACTGAAGCTTGATATTATTGAAAATTTTTGAGGATTATTAAAATCTAGATTACCGTTCTCATCCTTTACGTGTCGTCCGACATTCCAAACCAAAGGGTATGCTTTTTGAGCAATAGCTGGTTCAGTGAATCTGTATAGTTTAGAGTATCTATCTTTCACTCTGAACTCGCCATTTGCCAAAACGTTTCTAGTTGGTCCCGGTTGCACAACAAAACTAAGTGTGCTATTTGCTCTATGATATCTTGTAATTGGGTTTTCTGATGCTCGAAGTTGAGTCCATGTTGAATATCCGTATGGCCCATTTCTGTGAGTATTTAAAGCTGCGAACTCTTCCACTGCTGTTGGAGTAGCAGGAAAGCCGGCAGCTTGAAAGGTTCCGGTTCCCGTTGGATTGTCGGAAGTAGTTCCGGTAAACAATTCAAGGTTATTGGCTCCTGTTAAATTGTTGGTTCCGTATGAAGAAGCTGTGATTACTGTGTTTAGTGCAATACCAGACCCAACAGCTCCTGCCAATTGATTTCCTAAGACCCAATGATCCCTAACACTTCCGGAGTCATAAGGAACATCTCTGACGATACCATTGTTATAAATTTGATCAACTTCGCTCACCGGAGTGTGAGTAAGTTTTCTATTGTAAGTTGTAACTGTCTGCAGCGATCCTTCTAGTTCATATATACCAGATGAAAAATAAGCATCCAAAAGGTAAATGGTCGTTGTTGCTGGAAAAGATGATGGAGTTCCAGTTGTATTATTGAGCGCCAGTGGTAGAAATCCGGCTAATCCATTAATAAAACATTCTGGTTTGTCATCAAAATCGCCAGTCCAAGTTACAGTAAGATTAAACCATTCGCCAACAAATTCCTCAGCAAAATTACTTAAAGTTGAATAATATGTTTTGTGGTTCGTAGCATCTTGTAATAATTGAATGTTGAATTGGCCTGTGCTGATTGAAATTGAAAGGTTTTGAACACCAGTTGAGGCTACTCCTTGATAAATATATCTACTTCCGGCGGTCGAACCGTCCAGATAAACCCAAAATGATAAAGTTATTGGTGTGTTTGCTGAATATCCCGTGACACTGGTATTGCGTAAAAAAGCAAAATTCGTTAAAGTTGCGGGACTTCGAATTGCCTTATCGATAAGGATTTCCGATGTAGTTCTTTTAGAGAACCCAAGTTTAGTGTTGGTCTCCGTATTTAATTCGTCATTAATTACAGAATTTAACCCTACATGGTCAACAAATATTGGCATTCTTAACTCCCGAGAATAGTAGATATTGATGGAAAGACAATTGCCTCATGGTATCCATCTGATGAAGACACAAATCCATTTCTTGGAGCGTAGCCCAAGATTCTTTGGACTGGTGCGTCTGATCCAGATGTTGCATTACTAATCCACGAGTATTGTAACTCGCTTCTCGGCATCGTTGTATTGATAAAAGCATTGTCATGATTACTACCAGTAATTATGCTCGAGCCTGAATATTCCATTCTTTTGCTTGTGTTTCTATGTTGCTTGTTGAAGGATCCATTTGTGGGATAACCATCAACACTTATAACTCCGTATGTCGCATCAGTTCCAAACTTGCCCATGTGAAGCGCTCTGAGGCTATTCAAGCCCCTTCTGTGGCCCAAGTGGTCTTCCACCCTTATGGCTCCAGTCTCGCCGCTGTCGGTCAATACAGATAGGTTTCTGAACGGTATTGCATTGTGTGTAGAATATGTCTGTGTGTATGCATCTAGATAACTAGTTGTTTGAACCTCAGGGCCGCCTGGTGCCGAGAATCTTGTCACAATGTTTCTTTCTGAGCTCGTTAAGTCTGTTCGAGGTATCGTTATGACATTATTTAGTTCCGGTGTCAGAATATATGGCGTAGTTTTTCTTGTTGCAGTATTGTTACCTGCAATCACAGTGAGGTCTCCGGAAGACGTTAAATTATTCTTTCCTCCATAAGATGAAGAAAATATTGTTCCAGCAGGGACCGATAGGCCTAATGATAGATTTGGATTTTCGTTCCCTAAAGTCCAATGATCGTAAAGATCACTTGTTCTTATGGGGGTATTCAAAGATACTCCACTATTATATATTGATTGAGCGTTAGCGAGTGTCAAAGATCCAGAGTATATGGCAAAATTCTGAAGCGCTCCTTGGAGCTCATATGCATTACTATTTGAAGTTCCATCATCAAATAGGTAAATTCTTGCTGGTTGTCTAACGGTTGTTACACCATCTGGGCCTGATGTAACTGTGCCGGCTACACCAGACGCCCCATCCAAAAATAAAGTTGGTGGCTCGGTTGTATCTCCACTCCATGCAATCGCTACATGTCTCCATGTATCAACAAAGGAGTCATACGATATAGTCCATCTCCACAATTTGGTGCCACCAGCACCCGCAACTCTATAGTATAATCTACTACTGGTTGAAAAAAATAAAGAAAATGACTCATTATTACTCGAGTCTTGTGCTCGAACAATGGTCCTGCCTGTTTGGGTATCATTGTTTAAGTTAACCCAAAATGAAAGAGACTTGTGTCCAGTCGTATAATTTGCATATCCGGATACACTTGTTGACGATGCCATTCTGTAATTGTCAGATGTTGTCTCGGCTGAATTTAAGGCTATGGATTGGACTTCATTTAAAGAGTCGTCAAGTTGTCTATTGTTGTTGTGTGATCCGAAGATGTTACCAACCTCTTGAGCTCCTTGGCCTACTAGGGTGTGATAGTGTGTGGAGTCGGGAAGTTGTCCTGCGATGCCTGTCGGCAATATATCTATGCTTGGATCATCACTTGCTCGTTTCGCCCATGTTTTTTGAAAGGTTGGAGATACTTGAAATATTTCAAGCTCATTCTTGTAGTTACCAACCTTCCATGATCCTACTGTGGTCTTAATATTCCTGACGTTTACAGGTCGCTTTGCATGCTCGTCTCGATATCTAGTTGCTTTTTTGGAACCTGTGGAAGGATATGGCGCTTCATAATCTGCACCTACAAATCCAAATGCGCCATCATCCGATCCTGATGCAATTGGGTGTGCAGAGATTAGCAACCCCCACCCTTCAGGTCTATCTGATTGAGTATTGATTCTACCTAGAGTCGTATTGTATTGGTTAATATCGATATGCCTATATTGCAATCCCCCAACATGCTGCTCGGTAAAGGGGCCCTGCATAGAGGTTTCGTTATAATTGCCCACGACGTCATTGTGTAAGTTGGTAAAGTGAACACCATTTTTGTATTTCTCGTGGACTGTTTTATTGAAGCCCGTAGTAATAGTTCCGGACATTACGTTCATCGGAACTACGGAGTTGCCCAATATGTTATATGCATATTCGTTACTTTCTTTATTTCCGATTAGGGCGCTAAAGTTAATTTTTCTTTTTCTCGGAGGGTCATCTATATCATACTCTCCCATTGATCCAGAAATTATTCCTTGACCGGTTCCTACACCTACGGTTATAACGTTTTGTGGGACTTCCGAGGTTGATCCAAGAGCACCGGCGGGTGCGATTGATTCATGGAACAGTTGAAGATTCTTCTTTCTTCCAAAGTTGGTTCCGCCATGAATTGTTTCTTGAGAAACCATCGAAATATCATATAGTTTTGCAAACCTTCTAACTGAAAAGGTATCACTTATTCTAGTGGTTCCGTCGATTTCCCTTCTTATCAATCCTGAGGATTGAATCGAGTGATTATTTCTAGAAACTCTCAGAGTTTCTCGTAGGCCAGTTTTCTTCTTTCTATCTATATGCCATAGTGCATTTTGCTCCTCATTATCAGAGCCGCCAGTAAAGTTTGAAGAGGTTCCGATGCCGTGAGCAGGCCAAAGTGCCGATCCATCAACATGAGTTGCTTGCGCAATCAACTGAGTGTTTCCAGATGGACCTGGGACAGATTGAGTTAAACGCAATATCTTACTATCTGATGAGTCAACTGTAGCCACAATACTACCTGCATGACCATTGGCAGAAGAGATAGCTGTCACTAATTGAGCCGTAACTGTTGTGGAGCTTAATCCTTGAATACCTACTACTACGTGGTTTACAGCACCAGAGCCTGGATCTAAAGAAACCGTTGTTCCAGTATTTGATGTTGCGGTATTTTGTAGGATATATCTCTTTGTAACGTTATTGTAATCAGTGATTCTTATAGCTGTGTTGTAGAAGTTTCCAATCGCTATGGCGTTTAAAGATACGGTAGCTGTTGCTTTCGGTAGAGTTGGGGCATGACCAAGTCTCCAGTTGTATTTCATTTCCGCCAAACCTTTTATCGAACCTTCTGTTGACTCAAAGTTTGAAAGGATTGGTATTTGATGAACGTATTTGTTTCTTTCTAGGACGTGACTCTCGATAACGTTGTTTATCTTCTCAGAGAACCTAGCGGATGCCGGCACAAGTTGTTGAAGAGCGATTGATATTGAATCGTCAATCCATTTATAGAATGATGTAAACTTTTCAATATCTGGTTCGTTCTCAACGTCATCAAAGAAACGATCTCTTAAAAAGTCAGCCATAGAATATCTGTGATGATATCTCTGGTTTGGTTGACCTATAAGATTGTTTAAGTCCAATGCAGTCGAGAACATACTCATCATCTCATCAGAGATGGTTCCCCACATTGACTTTTCAAAAGAGTAAAAATTGTCAGATACATCTTCGTCAACAAAGAATTGTTCAGTCTCGTCTGTTTTAATTGTTGTTAAGTCAGATGACATTAGATCATCTGGTAATCTTTTTCTTGCAGAGTAGAGATAGTTCTTATCCAACACCGTTGATGTTGAAGTATTAAAACCAATTCCTTTTGCCGGTATATATCTTTGTATTATGTTTGACAGCGAGCCATAATCATTACGTGCTGATCCAGAGGAAAGGTCTGAGACCATAAATTCGCCGGATGAATCCGAGCCAGTTAAATCATTAAAGGCCCAATGGAAAGCTAAGGTTTTCTCTCTAGGAACTTCTACAGGATAAACGTTAACAATATCTTGCTCAAATGGTTCGTTTGTTCCAAAGGTTTCTGAATCAAAAGCATGTTGATCAATTGCATCATTTGACAAATAACTATGCCAGTAACGAACGTAGCCAAGTTTAATATCTGAATTGTGGATTACTGACCCTGTAAACTTGGTCCTGTTGGCACCGGCATAGAATATCTTGTCGGAGGAGTAATAAGATCGTGCTAAGGATGTCGCCGACAAGTGAAAATAGTTTCTCTTCGTATTTCCATCTGCCTCAACACCATAGAACTCTACTAAATAGTCGTCTGGTGTGCTTATTACCCTATTCGGTCGAGGATAGCTTGAATGTTTCATTCTAACGGCCAAAGACCATTTGTTGTTTTCATATTGTCCAGTATACCAGTCGGTGTGTATTTTAATATTGGAGCCTGTTAAAACAAATTTAATTCGATGTGAATCACTAGGATCTAGGTTGCTTTCTAATCTATCTCTAACGACATAAACCCGCAATCCACTAGTATCTTCTGCTGCGTTATATTCTTGCCCTTCTTTGTAACCCATGATTGATGATGATAGATGTGGAAAAGGATTATAGTTTACTTCATTTTTTCTTTGTTTTCTTGGAAGAATTATTTCAGATTGCAGCGAAAAGGAACCAATGTAACTTGAGTCCGCTGGTATATATCTTTCGCCGGGCATTTGCGTGTTTGAGGAAGTTTGGAAAAGAGTTGCATCAAAGTGACCATCAACATTAAAATCAATAAACTTTCTTTCGTATGATTTAAATTCGTAATTGTTTCTCAAAACAAATGTGGAGTCATCAGCATACATCTTGAGTTTGACCAAGTCTTGTCCAATACCTAAAGATCTAAAAAAGTTTCTAAATGATTTCTCCGTTCCTTTTGACTTGTAAATGCATTGTAAATTGTTATATAAATTGTGATATATTGTGTTTCTAACTTCGTTTATTTCTTTTTCGTAAATTTCGTTAGAATCTTTTTGTCTAAATGTTTCTAAAATGTTTGCGTCTACAAAAAGATCGGGCATAACGAACCCTTGGTTGTAGAGTAATTGTTTTGCAAATGGTAGCGGTTTGTTTGATCCGCTTATATAGTGGTTGTCGTGTATCTTGTTGACAAAGTCTATTTGGTGCCAAAGGGTGTCAAAGTATGACCCCATGATTTGAGCTAGGTGTTTTAGTTGTTTCCCGTTTTGCTCGTCTTCTTCTTGCATCCATCCCGGAAAGTAACTGTAAAGCATTGACGAGTTTTCCAAGTCCGCTAGAGACCCAGATGTTTTGTATTCTGCTTTCTTCGCAACTACAGTTGGGTGCGTGGAATATATAATTGGATCTTTAAACTCTGTTAGTCCAAGTTTCTCGGTTATTGCGGAAGATGTAGATCTTGCACCAGTGGTTGTTCCAATCATCTTACCATTATTAAATCGACCAGAATAGTCCAACACTGTATCATCTAAAGCGCTATTGCCCGTCACACCTTCGTTAAATTTAAAGTAACAACCTAAGTCTATGTTGGAATCATGCTTGTTTGTTCCACCACCTACCGGTATAAACCAAGTGTTGTAAATATCTTCGGGCGTTCTTGCCTTTTTCCAATATCTAAACTCGTCAATAGAAGCACCTCTTAGCTTGTCTGAGCCATCATCATTAGCACCCAATGTTAAGTTTAGTCCACCTTCCGCTGGTAAGATTTCAGAGATACCATAAGCAGCAGAGGTTCCAACTTTTTGCCCTGCAAGTTCGCCATTTTTAAATGATTTAAAAACAAGTCCAGAACCTGTTGTCTTTATGGTAAATGCAAAATGATTCCACTCATTTCCTGTGGTAGCGTTTGTGACCATGTCTTCAATTACTGTGCTCAAAGATCCTGAGTTCATAACTACCTGCAATTTGTCTGTTGATGTTAATTTTATTTTTATATCGCCAGCTTTTGCTGATGATGATATATGCATAATAGTTTTGTCGACAGCCGCATTCATCTTAAGCCAAAATTCTATCGTGGCCCCGTCGTCTCCGCGAAACTCAAAAGCAGATGTTCGTTTTTTCTCGGCATCATAAATTGATGAGTTCTCGAAAGTATCGGCAAACTTTTTA